ACTTGGAGAAGATGACACTAATTCTAGAGTACCTTATGCAGCTGGTGGCAGACGTGGATTCTTAAAACTACTTGCAGGACTAGGTGCAACAGGCGCAGCATTTAAAACTGGACTATTGGGATTAACAAAAGGTGGGGCTAAACCTGCAGCTAAAGTAGCAGCAGAGGAAATTACAAGAACAGCTCCTCCACACTTTTTAAAACTAGTAGCAAAAATTAAAAAACTTGGTGATGATATAACTGAGACCGGTGCAATAGCCGATAGACAAAGTGTTAAGAAATATAAAGATTATGAAATGACAACAGATAATGCAACCGGTAGCATTGAAATTCAAAAAACTAAAAACGCTGCAGGAGAAGAGTTTGGACTAGATAATTTTGGTAATGGTTTAACTGAAGACGTTTATATGAGTTACAAACCAGGAGAACAAATTATGGTTAAAGGCAAACCTGTTAAAACTGCAGATGAATATCAAGAAGGAACTGCTTATCTTCGAAACGATGGTCCTAACACTGGTGATGTTTACGAAGAAGTGTCTGGAGTTACTGATGAAATATTTGAAGAAGTTGGAGAAGTTGTACCGGAAGTTATTAGAAAAGGAAAAGCAGGTGGTGGAATCACTACTAAATTAATTAAAAAATTAAATGCCATCAGTCCAGGGTCCACGAAGCGTGGTAAGTTATCCAAGCCTATGAGTAAAAGAGCAAAAGACAAAAAAGAATTACGAGAGGCTGTTGAAAACTTTTCAAAAAGAAACAGGGGTAGATAGTGACTGAAAAAGAAGCAATGTTATTTGCGTATCAACAAAGCGCAGAACCCATGATCAAAAACAAAGTGTTAAGAGATGCACTAGACAAGGACCTTGGACCACGGAACATGGCCAATGGTGGACGGATGGGATATGCTGACAAAAACGCAGGTACGTTAGTTAAAAAAAAATTAGACAAAGCTAATGAAAAAAGAAAAATGGATTCTGTTAACGAGTTATATGAAAAATATGGAAAAGAATATGTAGATAATGCTGCAAGAGAATGGGCTGAAATTTCTAATCTAGAAGTAAATCGTATAACACCATTAAAAATTCAAAATTTAGATGTAATGGAAAGTGGAACTGATAGATCTAATTTTAAAGTAAAATTTAAAGATGATATAGAAAAATATAAAAAATGGAACCCGGATAGAAAATCTACACAGAATAAAAAACTTTATCCAGGTTCTTCTACGTCTAATAAAATGTCTTTTGAAAGTCGTATATATGATGCGTTAGGAAGAAAAGATTCTCCTAATTATGATCTCTCAAAATTAAAAGCAATGCAGAAAAATTTTGCTGAGTATAAAATATTAAAAAAATATCTTAACGACAATTTTGGTATTGTTACAGCTCTGGATCACCCTTTAGATAAAGCTACTATTGAAACAATAATGAATGCTAGTTCAAAAGATTTAATAAACGTTAATATCTTAGAACAAAATTTAAATACATCATTTAAAAAAAAATTAAATAATAAATATAGACAAGCAGTGCTAGATGGTAATTTAGATCAAAAAAGAGCCGTTGAAACAATAGCTAAAAAATTTAATTTAAATATAGGTAGTGTTCCTGATAATCAATTTAAAATGGATCAATTAGGACCATTTGAGTTAAACAAAATAGATAAAGGTGTTGGTAGTTTTGAAACGTTAAACATAAAAGATGAAATGTTAAAAAGTTTAAACAACGCATCTAAATTAGATACTGAATGGGGAAACTACATAAAAGATAATCCAGGTGTTTTTAAAGAGGCAGGAATTGATTTAAAAAAATTAAAGAAACCTACGAACGTAGAAAACATTACAAAGAACTTACCAGAAATAGAAAAGCAAATTAATAAATTTACTCAACGTATGATGTCTTTTTGTCCTGTTGGAAGTAAAAGAGTTAAAAAAGCTGGTGGAGGGGGAGCTGGACCTACTTGTAGTATGAAAGAAGCTCAAGCAGGATTAAAAAAACAAGTAGACGCTGCAGCAAAAGCTTCTAAGAATGGGAAGATACCTAAAAGATTTGGTAAACTTAAAAGTTTTTTAACTTTTGCATTTGGTATAGCAGATGTTCCTATAGAAACTTTATTAGCACTACCTAGAATTACTGCGGGTAATTATGAAGCAGCCGTAGACGGTAGTTTAGCATCCTTTTTTCCTGAGAAAGTTAGTAAATTTATATGGGGAGTAGATAATAGCGGAGCATTTGATTTAGAAAAATTAAAAGATACTAATCCTAAAGCTTACCAATATAAAAAAGATAAACAAGCACAAGAAGAATATACTGAAGCAATAAATACAATGGATCAACTATATCCTTTCCTTGACAAAGCTCAAACAGAAGGAACACTTGATAAAGTAAATCCTGAAGTTTTAGAACAATATAGAAATGCAAAAAAGAAAAGTGAATCTATAATTGACGAATATGAAGAGTATGGATATGTTGAAGAAAGTTCAGATACTCCATTAACTGGTAAAGTAGAATTTCAAAAATATTTAAGAGATAAAGTTAAAAGTGATTTTGAAAGAAGACAAGAAAAAATACAAACAAGAGCAGCTAAAGATTATGAACAATCTGGACTTGTATTTGACAAAGACCCTAATAAAAAAGAAATTAAATATGAAGATAGGTACACAGCTCCAACTGATTTAAAATCTTTTATAAATCAAAAAGGAGAGTTAGGTAAAAAAAGTAATTTTCTTGAATATTCAGTTAGAGATGAAGCCGAGCGTATTGGTGAATCTGATATTTTTGATAACTATATACAAGGAGCAGATAACAAAAATGCAAGAGAGCTTTATTCAGAATTACCTATAGACTATGCCAGTCAATTAGCTGCACTAGAAAAAGCAGATTTAAAAGAAGGTTTAAAAAGCAAAGGTAAGTTTAATACTAGAAGTTTTAAAGATTTTTTAGAAAGCCAACAAATGGATACTGATGAACTCTACGCACAAGGCGGACTAGCCAGTTTAAAAAGGAAATTATAATGAAAAAAGATAATCCAACACTTGTAAAAAATATGAAGTATGTTAAGTTCAACGCGATTCCACCGTTGCGAGGACCAAATCCTCAGGGGTTGATTAAAGAGAAAAAACAAGATAAACCAATACAGGAGAAAAAATATGGCAGATATAGATAAATCTCTTCCCAACGTAGGTAGTCCACAAGATCTACCTGAAAATGAAATTCAGGAAGAAGTAGTTACGGATGAAGTTACTGTTGATGAAGAAAATGGACCAGTAACAGTTACTGAAGATGAAGAAGGTGCAACAATTGATTTTGACCCTAATCAAGTTGATAGAGTCGAAGGTGATGAAGATCACTTTGCAAATTTAAACGATATACTTCCCGAAGAGGACACAGATGCCATAGGTAATCAACTTCAAAGCGATTACATGGAATATAAATTTTCTCGTGCTGATTGGGAAAGAGCTTACATTGTAGGCCTAGAATTATTAGGTTTTAAATACGAAAATAGAACTCAACCTTTCCAAGGAGCCAGTGGTGCAACTCACCCGGTACTTGCTGAAGCGGTTACACAGTTTCAAGCTTTAGCTTACAAAGAATTACTACCAGCAGATGGCCCGGTAAGAACACAAGTTATGGGAGACAGTTCTCCTCAAAAAGAAGCACAAGCTCAACGTGTTAAAAATTTTATGAACTATCAAATCATGGATCAGATGAGTGAATACGAACCTGAGTTTGACCAAATGTTATTCTATCTTCCGTTATCAGGATCTACATTTAAAAAAGTTTATTATGATGATCTATTAGGAAGAGCAGTATCAAAATTTATTCCTGCAGATGATCTGATTGTACCTTACACAGCTACATCATTAGAAGATGCAGAAGCAGTTATTCATGTTGTCAAAATGTCTGAGAATGATTTAAATAAACAAATGTATGCAGGCTTTTATTCTGACATAGAACTTACTAAACCTACTGGTACTGTAACTAACGAACTTGAAGAAAAAGAGAGAGAAATTGAAGGAATCCAAAAGACACAAAGAACAGAACCTTTATATACAATTCTAGAATGTCACGTTAATCTAGACTTAGAAGGTTTTGAAGATCTTGGACCCGATGGAGAACCAACGGGAATAAAATTACCTTACGTCGTTACAATCGAAGAAGGTAGTAGGAAGGTTTTGTCTATCAGACGAAACTTTGCGCCCAATGATCCCAAGAAACTTAAGATCCAATATTTCGTCCATTTTAAATTTCTGCCAGGACTTGGATTTTACGGCTTAGGATTAATACACATGATTGGCGGATTGAGTCGTACCGCAACTGCGGCTCTCCGTCAGTTACTAGATGCTGGAACGTTATCAAATTTACCAGCTGGATTTAAACAAAGAGGTGTTAGAGTCAGAGATGACGCTACAGCTATTCAACCAGGAGAATTTAAAGATGTAGATACTCCAGGTGGAAACCTAAAAGATGCTTTCGTATTCTTGCCATACAAAGAACCATCACAGACTTTATTACAGTTGATGGGAATCGTAGTTGAAGCAGGACAGAGATTCGCATCAATTGCTGACATGCAAGTTGGTGATGGGAACCAGCAGGCGGCTGTTGGTACAACTGTAGCTCTTTTAGAACGTGGTTCAAGGGTCATGTCAGCGATCCATAAAAGATTATACGTAGGTTTGAAAAAAGAATTTAAATTACTAGCAGGAGTATTTGCAACATACTTACCAGCTGAATATCCTTACGATGTTCCTGGTGCTGCAAGAAATATTAAAGCTATGGATTTTGATGAGAGAGTAGATATTCTACCGATTGCTGATCCAAATATTTTTTCTATGTCACAAAGAGTGACACTAGCACAAACACAATTACAATTAGCTCAAACTAATCCACAAATGCATAACATGTACAATGCGTACAGATCTATGTATCAAGCGATAGGTATAAAAGACATTGATAGAATTTTACCACCACCGCCACCGAATCAACCTAAAGATCCGGCAATTGAACATATAGATGCGTTAGGTCAAAAACCTTTCCAAGCATTTCCTGGTCAAGATCACAGAGCCCACGTTACAGCCCACTTAAATTTCATGGCAACTAATTTTGTTAGAAATAATCCTAGTGTAACTGCATCGTTAGAGAAAAACATTTTAGAACACATTTCTTTAATGGCTCAAGAACAAGTTCAATTAGAATTCCCACAAGAATTCAAAATGTTACCACAGCTACAACAAGCTGCGGCACAAGACCCTCAAGCTAAGCAACAGTTAACTCAGATCTCTCAAGTTATAGAAGCTAGAAAAGCTGTATTGATTGCTGACATGACTGAAGAGTTTATGAAGGAAGAAAAAGCTATTACAACTCAATTTGACCACGACCCATTATTAGCTCTTAAAGAAAGAGAAGTTGATCTTAAAGCAAGGGAAGAGGAAAGAAAAATGAAAGAGGATCAAGCTAGACTGGCTTTAGATAGATTGAAAATGATTCAAGCTAAAACTATGCAAGAACAGAAACTAGATCAGAATGAAGAGTTAGCTAGGTTAAGAGCTGACACAACTATGGATAAAGCTATGCTTTCAACTGGAACTAAACTTTATGGTGATAAAATGAAAGCTAGAGACGTTAATGTCTTGAAAGGTCCTAAAAGATAGTATAATAAATTAAAAGGAGACAATTATGAAAAACCCAAAAATAACAAGACCTATCGGAGTTAACAAAGATGGTTACGCAAGTGGTGGAGTAGATATTTCTATTCCTGATCAAAACTTGATTAAAGACCCTAGAGCTAAGTCTAGCATTAGAGGATCTAATCAAAGAATTGCTACTGGTGATGTCGTTGATGTTAAAGGCGTAGGCGCTGTAAGAAAAAAACCTGTAAAAGCTACTTGGTTCTAACATGTGGTTATCGGCAATTAAATTAGCCGTTTCTGCTGGTAGTAAAATTTATGCTAACAAACAGAGAACGAAAATGGCTATGTCAGATGCACAGCTTATGCACGCCTCTCGTATGGCTGAA